ATTTTCTTTAGCGCCTCTTCAAGTACCTCATCTACAAGACCATTAGCTAGACCTTTTAAATCAATACTTGCGATCAAAATTTTCTTTAACTTTTCATTCATAATAACCTCGTTGTTAAGCGTTTATGATAGCGTCTCTCTCAGTTTGAAACTGTACTATCCTGTTAAGTCTATAGATAGCATAAGCGTCAGCCTCAGCTATTTTCGTACTAGCGTAACTCAAAACTGCCGCCTCGTCTACTAACCCTAACTCACCAACATAACTAGCCGGTCTTTTAACCATAGCCTCATAAGTCGACGCGGTCGCCTGCGCTGACACGTCGTTACGCGTTCCAAATACTTCGTACATTTTATTATATACATCTACTACCATAGCGTCATATAGAGCTTGAGTATCGACTTCTTTTTGTATAGTAACTTGGACAGCGTCTAGCTGCTCTTGAGTAGGCATAAGCTTGTCATCACGCCAAAGCTTTTTAGCTCTAGCTACCTCTTCAGTAAAGTTAAAACAAGCTGGATTAAAATCCACCTCTTGACCCTCATAAATTTTTGAAACTAAAACATTATAATTCATTTTACCCTACCTTACTTATTAGTATTTCTAAATAAGTTTCGTCTTCGCCTATAACATTGCTACTATTACCTAAACCGCCTGACTGAGTCACCCCCGCATATTGCTGTAATTCAAAAGTCTTAGCATTTGTAATCTGAAATCTAGTACTTAATAAAGCATTTACTTGTACAGATCCTGTAAAACTATGGTTATTACTCACATACGTAGTCAGGGAATCGGTTATATTTTGAAGCCTAAGCCTTGAATCACTACAAGCGTAAGAAGACGCTTGCACGTCGATGTCGTAAACACCTTCACACAAGATAAATTGATTTGAATCTACCTTAACAAAATCACCATTTAGTTTTATAAAAGTATTTATTACTCTTGTGGAGTAAGTACCGGCCGACGAGCTACTACCGTCTACGCCTTGGTTTTGAATCTCTCTTAAAGATGAAACTCTTTTTTCTATCTCAGGATTATACTTAACCTCGTCGGAGAAAATTAAATCGTCTGACGAATCGTTATAACATACGCCGATACATCGCCATGTATTGTACGGGTGATAAAAACCATTCAGGTCATTTCTGTCGTAAGGTCTCTTATCAGACATTACTCTTTCGCCCTTATCTGATAAGTACAAGTAGTAAGTTGTATCTGAAGCTTCAGATAAACCACTCTCAAGATCTGTCGTAATATTCCAAGACAATTTATTCAGATCTTGTACTACGTAATTACCGTACACACTAACCTTAGAATTAAACTCTCTACTCTCGATTAACTCAGACGAGGTTATCGCTACCTCAACGTTGTTGTCTTCTATAAATACGTTAGTAAAATCTAATGATCTAACTGCGATTGCTGCCGTATCGTCTAAAATTACAGAACCTAATAGTATTCTATTAATAATTTCGAACTCTGTACCAGAGTATCTTTTTCCAAACTTGGTTAGGAATATCAAACCAGTATTGTCCTACTGCAGGACCTGACGGCGCCTCGAAAGAATATACAGGTTGTATATAAGAAATATCTACTGTAGTAGCGTTATCCTCAACAAATACGTAACCAATATTCATAAGAGTTAATGTATCATTATCTGATAAGTTACCGCGTTCTGTGGGTACTCCAGTATCGTCAAAAAAGAACCCTCTATAAACGTTAGTGATCGTAGTAGCATTCTTTAAGAACCCTAACATGATCTCGCCCGTTGCAGTCCTAAGCGCTACGAACTCACCAACTTTCGCAGTTATTTCAGAACCGACATTATCGATAATGATCTCAGATATTACAGCATCGATTTCACCTGCATACAGATCGTTAACTATATTAGCATCATTAACTAGTGCCGTATTGTTGGCCGCTGGCGCTAGAGTTAATCCTGTCTTTACTATATCTGTAGATACTGTAACTGCGCTGGCATTAATCGAAAGTGTTAGATTTGTAGACGCTCCTAGTACAGTCATAGTAGCCGCCGCGCCGTCAGCATCTAAAAACTGAGGCTGATTACTTGTAGATCTTACCGCACCACTAACGATACGATTAGCTACCGAAGTAATCTGAGTCGGATCTACTACAGAACCATTTAAGATTAAACTGTTCGCATGTACAGCACCCCAAGGTATTGCTGCAGTACCTAGAGATTTTCCACTCTCTGGTACACCTGAGGTATTTCTACCTACAAATTGATTTATAATTGCTGCCGTCAATTCGTTGACATGTGAGGCGTCAATTATTTGACCGTTTGAATAAGCGGTCTCTAAAGTATTAGTACCCATAATTTCTACTCCTATTTTTAGTAAAGTCTATAGCCATATTTATTCTCTGTAAATCATAGTGCCGTATAGTCCCGCACCATAAACGTTAATTATATCAGGATTAATCCTCTCAGGATCTAATTGATAAACCGACTCGCCGTAAATCGCCGTACCGTATAGCGTCGCTATACTCGAAAATAACCCGTCAGATACCGTGATACCACGCTGACGTAGTTTAACTACGGTTTTATAACTTTTAGGCTTTTCTTTAAATCCGATAACCTTAAAAGCTAGCGCAGGTCTTATTTTCATATTACCCTGAATAAANGGNTACACCGCACTACCATANNTACTAACTCCNTAAGTCGGNAGCGTATCACCGTCTGCAGGCTTAACTCTATACGGNTAATCTATCGATACAAGATCAAAAAGATTTAAACCCTTGGCAGTCTCTGTCGTAGTTTCTATCTCAAGCTCTAGCTTAGGTACTTTAAACTCAGTCAGGATATTGTTACCTATTTGATCTAACTTAATCGTATCATTTACAAAACCTAAATCTATAGTTTTTTGCCTTAAGCTGTACGTCTCTATTTGAACGCTATCACTCACCTCGTAGTCATTAACTACGATTGAGTTAAACATACGTTGTATACCCGTATTTAAATTTTTAATATTTAAGATATTTTCTCTACCGAAAAGATCGCCATGACCATAGAAATTAAATACCGATCCGCTATTTTCTTCTCTAGTTCTTACGACCATTGTACTGTCTTCAATAACCATAACAGAGTTACTAGCTACCATTAACGCGTCTAGCGCGGCTTTCGTAGTTTTATTATCAAACCAAGTACCGTTATCTATCTCTAAATCTAACCCTACAGTTATCTTAGATGGGTCGTAAGTTAACACACTAGTTATTTCTGGTACGTTTATAATACTTTTTATGGCCGTACTAAATGAGGACCCGTTAGTTATTGTACCGCCCGAAACCTTCGTCTTTCTAATTACTGAATCTTGAGATAATACTTTGAAGCGTACCTCATCCTTCAAGAAATCTTGTCTTGTACCGTCCTCATTAATTAAACCATTAAAACTAATTAATGTTTCGCCCTCTACATTAAGAAAGTTAACAAGTACTTTAGCTTTATCTCTTGAATATTTAAAGATACTACGCCAGTCCATTTCGTCGTTAAATCTACCGTCAAGATTCAACGCTTTCATAGTTATACTACCGTAAGTAAATACACCGATATCATAGTCGCCGTTATCTACATCTTGCTTTATTACGCCTATACCACCCTCTTTAATATAATCAGATAAGTCGATATCTTGAGTTACATCAACTACGTCGCCGTAAGTATCTTTTTCTATTAACGGTGTTATCAGTACTTGATACTGTCTAATTGGTATACTCGTCGCCATTATAAGACCTCGACGTACGAGACTGTAGTATTAACACCATTCTGATAAATACTTCGCTCGTAGTTAGCGTTAAGAGGTCTATTGATCTGCATATTATAAACATCACGTAATCGCCANCCTCGTTGCTCTACACTGAAATGCTCTGTACCGTANCTACCACCGCATAACCAAACCAAGAAACTAGTTTCTTTTTCGTGTANCTGTTCAAGAATATCNATGTCGGCNTGNACTGGNTACGTTTTAAAATTCATTCGAAACGATGTTACTTCGTAACCTTTTTGAATAACGTTCTTACCNGATAGCGCTTTAGAGCCTTTAATATTTCTATTATGACTTACGTTTTGAACTCTAGGAAAACCGCCGAAAGTCCCTATCTCTTCAGTAGCAATAAACTGAGTCAAATATTTTTGCTCGTCAGCTACTTGCGTTGTAGTCACTGAGATAACTATAGAGCTTACAGTAACGCTATCAAACTTGTAATACGCCGTATCTTTCTCGTAATCAGCCTCAACTATACCACCTACAAGATCGCCGTCGAGACCGCTAACGTTACTAAACTGAGTACCGCCGTTGTATGTAATATCGAAAGACTTAAAATTTAACTGAGTTAATATTAATCTATCTATAGTTTGATCGGTTTTAAAGTTTATAGTTATCGTCTCTGTCGTAGTATCGTCAGAACCTACAGACTCCCAACGAGTATACCTACTAACATCGAGGATAAACTTAGCTGCGTTATCGTTAGTTGTGGCGTCGGCAGTATTCCCGTCTCTGAATAATGCTTTATTCCCTTCGAAAAATTTTACCCCGCCAGTAATATCTAAATTTTCATCGCTCATACTATGCTACCCCTATAGCTAGATCTGTATTCTCACGTTGTTTCGCTGTAATGAAGTCAGTCGCATCGTCTTCTATTGATATCTCTACCATTGATCCTTGCGCCTCAGAATCGCCTGACGCTTGAGCGTCTGGTCTACCTACAGATTGAATAAAGTCAGGTGCTAAACCTTTAGGTACTACAAGCTCGTTAGGCTCTAGTAACATCGGGACTCTATCACGGGCACCACCGCCCGCACTTGGTACAATACCACCTCTTTGTGCTGCGTTTACTTGAGCTATTCTTTCGCCTCCGTAAGCTAAGATAGCAGCCGCTCCGGCCGCACCGATTACAGGTGCTGCGAATGGTACAGCGGCATTTAACTTAGCAAAAATCGAGGCTGCACCCTGAGCTGTATCGACGGTGATCTGGGCTTGAGCTGCTCGTTTACCGATAGCTTTCAGCGTTTTATTCTTACTATTTTGAAGCTGAGCTAGATCACTTGCGGCACTTGTAGCCCCTTGAAGTTCTGTCTTGTTTAAAACTTTTCTAAGAGTCGCTACCGCAGTACCGTGAGCTTTCTCATCTTTTAAAAATTGATTACGCTCTTGAATATCTTTATTTAATTTTTCCGATGCAGCTTGTTGCTCTATATCTGATTTCGTAAGTATCTGGTTACGAAACTCTTCTAGCTGCTTTTCATTAAATAGAGCTTGCTCCTCTTCAGTTAATGCATCTAACTCTTGTTGTAAAGCTTTATCTTGTTCGTTCTGTACTATCTTTTCTTCGAGCTTACGCTTACCGTAAGCTTTTTCTTCGTTGAGTAGTGCTTCATTCTTAAGCTTTAAATTCTCTTTAGCAGTCGCGGCCTCTTCTTTATCTTTTATTTGAGCTACTTCGGCTTGTTCTGCTTTTAATTCTTGTTTTCTTTTCAAGAAATCAAGCTCTTCGGCAGTCGCCTCATTACTTATAGCTTTTAAAATTTCTTGTTCATTTTGTAGCGCCTCGATTCTTTCATTTCGCGCCTGCTCTTCAATGGCTTTTTTCTTTTCTTCGGCCTGTCTTAATGCTTCAGCTTTTTTCTCTTCAGCCTCTTTTACTTTCTGGGCCTCTTCATCCTCGACGCTAGCCGTAGTTTCAGGTTTTTCTACTACAGGTTGTAGAGGTATCTCTACAGCTTTACCACCCGCTAGTTGATCGTCAAGCCCTGCGAAAGGATCAATATTCTCAGTTTCAGGTCTTAGTAAAATAGAACCGTCAGATTTTTGATTCTCTATAGCTAATCTAGCTTTACGTAAATCCTCAAGCCTGTCTATCTCTTCATTTAAACCCTCTAACTGCGCTTGTCTTTCATAACTACGTAAGCCTACAGCGTTGTTTATATCGTCTTGTTTCTTTCTTAATGCATCTAACTGACGATTAATTTCTACTAGAGACTCAGGCTCTTCTTTCTTATTAAATAATGTAATTAATGAAGTCACACCGCTGATAATCTCAGGTAAGAAAGATAAGATAGTACCAAGACCTAAAGTTAAGGCCCCTGTAAAAGCCGCGGCAGCAATCCTACCCGCTAGAAATACAGTTTTTAAAACTTTAACAAATCTAATAACTTTTATCGCTGCTAATGCGAATGTACTTAATCCGGCCACGACGCCAGCTATAGCTATCGAAGCTTTTATAAAGTTAGCGATAGAATCTTTTTGTTCGTCAGTTAATTCGCTAAAACGTTGAGCTATTCTAGATAAACCGTCAGCTATATCATTAATTAACGGCGCGAATCTCTCGCCTAGCTGTATAGTTATCGACTCTACAGATCTACTTAACCTTTCTATAGCTTTATCTGTCGTAGCTTGTTTCGTTGCTAGTGCATCGCTGAAAGCTGCCGCTCTAGCTTGTTCGTCGTTTAACTCGCCTAATATCTTAGAGTATGTACCAGCTTGCTGACCTGTTAAAGATAGGGCCGCCGAAACCGCTTCACTACTACCTAATAATTTCTGGAGTTCTACAACGCTGCCGCCAGTCGCTGCTCTTACATCGTTAAGGGCTTGTACAATACCTACCTGCTCAATATTCTGCAGGCTTAATGCGTTTTGTACCTCTTCAGATTGTCCAGCTAGTTTACTTTGAGCTAGAACTACCGCGTTGAGTACCGCATTCATTTCAGTGAAAGCCTCTTTCGTAGGCTTAGCACCATTCGCCGTCAACGCTGTCGATGCGGCTAGGATCTCATTAAATCCAATCTTTAATGCTTTCGCTGTACCAGCTACTTTATTAAAGCCTGAAGCTAACTCGCCCACCGTAGTAACACCGAATTTCTGAGCAGTAAAAAACTTTTCTGCAATTGCTTGGGTATCTCCGGCCTCTTCACCGTAAGCTGTGATCGATGCCGTTAAAGCTTTAACTGCCGTAGCTGTATCGGTAGCACCGGCAGTAGCTAACTCGACCGCGTCAGTTAGTGCTGCAGTAGCCTCTTCGGCAGGTACACCCGCCGAGATTAAATCAAAAAGAGCTTGGTTTAATGTATTAAAATTTTCACCTGAAGAGGCGCCTAGTTTTAAAACGTCGTTACGTAAATCTTTAATACCTTTAGATAAAGTCTTAGTAGAAAAACTAGATTTATCTAGAAGTGTTTGTACGTTGGTAAATGATTTTTCGAAGCTTCGAAACTTCGTGACGGCTACACCGACCGCGGCAGTTAGTCCCGCGAAAGCTGCCGCTGATATCTTAGCAGTTTTAGCTAAGCCATTCTCTAATGATTTGGTTTTATCTTTTAATTTCTTTAACTCTTTATCGAACTCGTCGGCCTTGGCGCCTATTCGGATAATCAAGCTACTGTCAGTCATTCTTAGCCTCGTGCTGTTGTTTCATTCTTTCTAGTACCGATGTCGCCTGACTATCGGCCTCTTCTCGCTCTTCTTTAGTTAATCTTAGAGCCTCTACTCTTGGCTTAAGTTTCACTCCGTGAAGCTTGGCCTGTATAGATAACTCTCCATATTTAGATTTATCTATTACTCTAAGCATATAAGTCACTTGTCTTAGAGTATAACCCTCATAAAATTGTTCTATTGAGAGTCCATATCTTGCGGCGAAAACGTCGTAAAGGGTAGCCCAACAAGAGGCTATATCCTCGCTATCGCCGCTCTTTACTTTTTTAGCTCTACCTCTTCGGCAGTATCATCATCACTAGGCTGAGAAACCCCTAAACATTCGCTAAATGGTTTTAGTAATACTTCGATCACATTAAAGTGATCCTCGAAAGCATCTATAAAACTATTTAATGTAGGAAAATCAGATTTATCTTTAAGTAAAAAGTAACTAACCTTAGCTATTGCTGCCGAGTCTAAGTCTATAAGTTTTTGGCTTAATACCTGAAGACCATTATTCTCATTCTCAGTAGCGAACTCGTCATGTACCCAAACCTGAGCAGATAACGCGAACTTTTTTCAATAGGTAATCTTTACCTCGTAAGGTAAACTTNGATTCTCTAGGGTTTAAATCATTGATACTTACTTTATTACTCATTTTTGCCTCACTTAATAGTTTACGTTCTATAACTAATTTTTTACACTTTTATTATGTTAAACATTGGAGTTAAACATGGCTAGACTAAAAAGAGATAAAATTTATAAAACTGAATTTATCGGGGTGCGGTGTACCGAAGAGCAGTTAAACGAGATAAAGATAAAAGCTAATATATACACCGACGGTAATCTTAGCGAGTACGTACTTTACGCTGCTCAGAATTTCGTAGTTAACTACGAGGACTTAGAGGCGCCAGAGTTAGACGAGTTAATTAAAAGATCGGCCAAGGCCCAAAATACAAATTTTACGAGTAAAAAATAGGGCTCCAAAAAGGAGCCCTAATATCTTAAGAAAATTTATCTAGAGATTAACAACCGCTATCAGCACCTTTAATTTTTCTAAAAGTAGCAATACGATTTTTACAGTTATCATAAAGTAGCTTAACTGTTAACTCCGGAATAGAGAATACAGTTTCTTCTAGAGCTACTGGAAAACCAGCACCTACAGCTTTATGAATATCGATTTCTAACATATCACCGTTAGATCTCTTAGCAGCTAGAGCTACTTCACCATGCTCAGGGAATGTAGCACTTGACTTACCGATAATGATCTCAGAGATACCACCATGAGTCAGCCGCTAGCTTTAAATACTGCAGTCTCGTCAGTTACTAGAGCAATTGTTCCAGAACCACCTGTTAACTCTACACCTGTCTTCGGAATTTCTACCGCAGTCGAAGCTGTAATAGTTAACGGAGTTTCATTGATCTTTTAAGCTATCGTCGATAAACTCAAGCTCTTGACCGTTAGCGAACTCGATGTCAGTCATACAGTAAACATCTACCGTAGTAGCTGATACTGCTTTAACTACGTAAATACCCGCTTTAAGATCTGCTTCAGAACCACTTTTAATACTCGCTGACGCGATACCTGTACTAGCATCTACTAGAGTACCTGCATTTTTTGAAGTTAGTGATAGCCTCTACCGTACCAGTAGCCGAAGCCGCTGTAGTATTAACCGTAGCACCTAAAAATACTTCAAAAAGAAAGTCTGGCATAGACTTAACAGTAGCTGTAAATTCAGCCGAAATTGTTTTAGCTTCAGACGCCCACGCGTATTTGTTAGACCCACCGAAAAGGTCTTCGAACTCGGCCGAAAGTGAAATCGTACCACCGCCAAGTACTTTAAAAATACCGTAAGGTAACTTGTCTGCTCTTCTATACGGTACTAAACTATGAATACCGTATGCAATAAAATCTTGTGAAAGACCCATTTTATACCTCGTTTGTTAAATTACGTTTTCAGTTTTTAAAACTTCGAGAAATCTTTTAGGTACATTAATCTCTTCGCCTTTCTTGATTACGTATTTCTCATCATTCTGAAAAATTACGTGATCTTTCTTAGCGATTAGTTTATCTACCTTTTCTGATTTCGCTTGTTTTTGTTCTTTACTCTTTTTCATTTTAAACTCCTTAGCGATTAATTTCTACTTATATTGGCTGTTACAAGTATACCTGCGCTACGAAAAGTTTTACCTCCGAGATCAAAACTAGTCGGGCTGAGACTATCTATCTGTACTTTTAGACCACTACGAACCTTATCGTAGTTTTTATCTATGACAGCTTCTAATGCACGAATGTATCTTAATAATTTATAATATACGTTTTCCGATATAGGCCCACCGTCGTCAGGTATACATATCTCGAAAAACATTTGGTTAGATTTCATAGCGTTATTATTCTGACTACTAGGCTGCGTAGGATTATCATACATACCCCACACAACAAAATTAGCGAAAGACCATACCTCGTCATTTAAGTTTTGAAAGTACCANGCNTCGTCGTTTACAGGNTCTAGANCGTAATCGCCCTTGTCNGCATCAACTACCGCGATCTCGTCATTCAATTTTGACTTCATTAATTCGCTTGTCTTTTTTAATAAACATTCAGTATCAAACACTAGAAATCTACCTGTTCTATATTATCTTTTATATATGTATCTATTATAGCTATCCAACGCTCACGCCGTCCAGACGTACTAGCACCTTTAGAACTTTCTAATGGGCCGCCATCTATAAACACTACTTTACGCTGAGGTAACTTAGTACGTGGCGCGTCGGATTGATGGAACTTGGCGTAAGGTGTATTAGTACCTAACTGTATAGAATCTTTTCTAAGAGTTCTAACTGACCCTGAAGCATTAGGTTTTAAAAGCGATGCAGCTAGCTCACCGCTTTTTACGAGCATAGGATATATAAACCCTACTTGTCTTTTCTTCGTTTTCTTATATTGCTCGCTTAAATCAGGGTAAAGCCCCGGCCCTTTCAAGCTAAAAATTTTCTTGTTATCTCTGTAGAAATCCTTAGCTATTAATCCAAACGGTATTCTAAAGTCGTCAGTGGCCTTAGCTAATCTATCTATAGCTTGTTTAAAAGCTTTATCATTTTCTATAATATAACTTGTGATTACTTCGGCCATTACCAGTTAGGTCCTACTTTAGTAAACTGAGCAGTATTGTTTGAGCTACTAAATAAACTAGCCCCTGTAGGCGGTTCTGAAATCATTGGTGTATCAGGTAGCGGCATTGTAGGTTTTTCTTTACACTTACCGCACTCTACTTCAGGGCATATTTTATTTAACATTTCTTTAGCTTTCATAGCCCAGTTAGGACCCATATCTTGATTCTTTCTTTCACTGTTCTGATTAACAGTTAATGCCATAATATTTTTAATGGTATCTGCAACAATATACTTTACGATAATACCTATGATAGTAACCGACTCGGNACCAATGTTATTAATATCGTAGCAAGTAGCTAGTCTTGCTTTTATCGCCGTCTCAGTCTCGTCAATAAATTCGTTAACCTCTTCGATTGTAACTACGGTGTTAGTCTTCTCGTCACCTGTATCAGCCTCAATCTTTATACGTCTAAATAGACTTTTAACTTTATCTACGTCAGTAAANGCGCCCATTATATACCTCGCTCCGATTGTAACTTTTCTATTATAGACTCAAGTTTCGCTACTCTATCTTTCAGTTTGATTAACNTCGATTGTCGTAGTTTCTCTAGTGACCTCTAAGGTNATNAATATTTTCTCTACCTTACCTACAAGCTCTTCGACTTTTTTTAATAGAGGTCCTACATGGCTCACGTCGTCTATTTTCCTTAGTATGTTTTTAATATAGTTTATAAACACTAGTGCCATAATACCGCTTAAGCTAACTAAAGCTATTACACCTACACTTAATATTTTATCACTCATAGCGTCCATTGTTAAACCTTATCCGATTCGAATACTACTTTAAAGTTTTTATCGTCAGATAAAAAAGTCTCATAACTATATATTTCTTTTCCTTTTACTACTTCTTTATGGTTTAGAATTATTTCAGGTCTAACCAACTTAAATATATACGCCGAAGTTTCAAAACAATATAAAGCTTTAGCACCCTCACTAAATAAATAATCGTAAGGAATACCTACAAGTTTTTTCGCCTCTTTAGGTAGATTTTGTTTATCCTCTTCTGTTAAAAACTAAAGGCTTGCAGCCCACTACCAAATCTTTCGTAGTTAGAAAGGTTACTAGATCTGTAAGTACTACGCCTTTACCTACGGCCTCGATAACATACCTTACGCCTGTACCTAATATGTTACCTACATAAGTACCCGCATGTTTTAATTTTTCTGGGTTTATAAGATTAGAAAATTCGCCCTCAGTCACAGTTAATAGTACTGTACCAACCTCAATTTCGTCTCTGAGTAGATAGTAATGTTTTCCAGTTACTTTCTTTCTTGTGAAAGGGGCATATAAACTACCGAACCATATTACGAAAGGTTTCAAGCATGTTAAAATAAATCTATATACAGCGTCCATGCTGCCCCCTAATTAAATACTAAATTCATTTATCAAGTATTGTCTTATTGTAGTAGACCCACCAATAGATAAAGGCATTTTATTCAGCCATAGTACATGGTCTGGATTACCGTACGTCACACCATCTATCACAAGCCCCTCTTTCTCTAGTCTTGCTACGATTGTCTTCTTACCGTAGTCAGGGTTATTAGTCCCGTCTCCTAGTAATTGCTCAGTTACTGTAGAGCTATTTTCCATAAATTTATGAAACTCGCTATTATACTCATCCATAAATTTACGACCCATAAGCATAATAGTTTCAATACTTGTACCTAAAGGCATAAGTACTTCAGCGATCAATGTAATTACAGGTTTTTGTAGGTTCTTTATAATTAAGGCTCTTCTTTTCTCACCCTCAATAACTTGCTCAAAGTCTTCGTAAAAATATGCATCCTCCATTACTTTAATCTCAGGATTCTCTGTACCGTCTCGATTGAAGTATGTACGTACCGGTGGGTTTTTACATATCGCCCAACCTGAAGGATCTCTAGTCCATTCAGTCTCTGTCCTTAAAACTGGAATACTATAAACTCTCGTCGGTATACCGTTTATCGTCTGGTACTCCATATTTCTATAGTAAGTAACGACATTCATTTGACCTTGATTAATAGTAGATTTTTTCTGAAGTCTAACCGTTAATTCTTTTTTATAATCTATATTATGAAAGTGTTTATTCTTAGCTTCGGCTTTCGCATAATCATAAATTAGAGGTATTTTATCCTCAGGATTAGTATCAACAAAACTACTTACGAAATTATCTAACGCTATATCCTCGTCGTCTGTTAACTCTTCAGTTAAAGTAAACCTTAAAACATCATCATTAAATTTTAAAACAATCTCTATTTTAGAATTATGTATTTTAGCTTCATGGTTAAACGTGTTTAAATCTAATATATCTCTAGTTTTATGTAAGTAAATCATTAATACCTCACCACTTGAAAAGTGTAACCCTTGATCTGTGCTGTACCGCCTGTAGTCTACTTTACTAAAAAACAAATCTAATGGGTAAGATCCTGCAAGCAAATTCCCTAAATCAATCTTATAACTACGCCACATTGACTCTGCAGCCGATGAGTCTTTATGTTCTTCTGTATATAACGGTCCCGCTTGAGCGCTATCAAAATCAACTCTAAATTCCATGTCATTACCGGGGCTATGCGGTCTAACTGCGAGCGATACATCGAGATAGTGGTCGCCGTCAGCACTTATAGTTACAGTATCGTTAAATATATTTGTAGGTGTAGATGTATTTGGTAATGTAATTGTACCTACAAAGCTATCGAAGTACTCAGTATTCATAGGCCCTGCGGGACCTGTATCACCTTGTGGTCCTTGTGGTCCTTGTGGACCTGTAGGACCCGCTGGGCCTTGTGGACCAGTTACACCGATAGTTACTACAGAACCATCGTCTTTTTCACCTTTAAGAATTATGTCAGCGCCATCTATCTCGTACCAAGCATAAATATAATCAGTATCAGGGTCTTCACCTGCGGGCGCTCCTGTTCTTAAATATACCTCTTCTATTCCATCTAAAGACATTAAGCTGACCTCTTTTTAAAACCTGTTCTTTTTACAGAACCTCGTCGTTTGTAATGGCTCTTAAATATAGAAATTTTATTGTCTTCTATATCTACAATCTCACCCGCAGGTACATGGTAGTAACCTGCGTGGTGGTCTTGAGTCAATCTTTTCAGAGTGACCGCAGGGGTAACTGTAGAGTCCTCAAAGGTCATCTCGTTCGACGAAAAAATACCTTTACAAATATCTAGTATACCCCTAACTTTCATTAGATCATTACTACCTTACCAGCGAATCTACAGTCTGGAGTCTCTGGTACTCTCATCTCTACATCACCGTTAGCTAATACTTTCAACTCATCAAGCTCAACTTTAATAAAGTCAGAACCAGACTCTTCGAAAACGTCAACTTGCGGTGAAGTACCTCTAGTATGAGTAGCTTGTGCAATAACTTGAGTATAGTAACCACCTGAAGCCGCGCCCCAAGATGTAGTAGCGTCAAATGTCGCTGTAAATCTAGCTGTAGCTAAAGTATCAGCCTCTTCTAGAAAATTTACATACCATACACCCTCGTCAGTACCATTATCAGTTAATGTAAACTCATAAGCTCTATCAGGTGTAACTGTTTTTCTTAAAACAGGTGTAACTGCGTCGTAAGTTTTTACATTTAAGTTAGAAGTCTTAGCTTCAACTACTACAGACCAACCTACAGGTAATGTAGTCGCGTCTGGTAGAATTACGTCTTGTACCGCTACTGCAGATAATTGCTGCCAATAATGCGAATGTAATTCTAATTGTTCTGCGCCTGTAATCGCCGCCGTGTTTAAACCTTGATTTACTCTACGTCCTGCATCTATTGATCTGCAGACGTTTAAATCACCCTTGATATCGTGTGCCATAATACTACTCCTGTACCTTGAAAATATTTATTCGCCCATCAAACCTGCAGTCAGGTGAGTATGAGACATATAGTTTTACATTATTATTATCGACGATTTGAACTCTATCTACAATAACTTCTTCGTTACCATTCTCAAAAATCGCGACATTTATTTTATCACTCTCTAAATTATGTTGTGCATTATATGTATATACACCGGCCGAAAGAACCCAGTCGGTTATTAAGAAGTCTTCACTAAAAGAAAATTTAACGTCGAGTTCGCTCTCATCAAAATAGTCAAGCGTCCCAGTGAAAGGATTAAAGCGCCAACTCATATTTTCTCTACTTTGAGCAGGTCTTTCTTAGACGAGTTAGTGTATGTAATTCTAAGTGCTAGTATAGTATTACCTGACAATGTATATGTAAACACTTCGGTTGTTGCTGTAGGGTACGTAACGTCGATTGTATCGTAATCTACACCTAATACTAAATCACCACTAAAAACTTTTAAATACTGGCCGTCTTCTTTATTATTCCAAGCTCTAGGCTCGTCTATTAAACTACCGGCCATTACTTAACCTTTTTGGTAGCTTTCTTTGTGACTTTCTTAGTTTGTTTCTCAACTTTCTTAACGCTAAACCATATCTTAGGTCCTGCATTTTTTAAGTCTTCAATTTCTTCTTTATTTAATTCGAATATTTCTTCTTTATATGTAATCATGTGACGACCGAAAGACATAGCCTTATTCGGGTGACTCTTAATTAGTTTCATTTTTACTTTCATCAATACCTCAAAAAGAAAGAGGGCCGAAGCCCTCTATAGTCTTAGTACTTAACTTTGATTGATTTTTGCCATAGACCGTAACCGAAACCAACTCTATAGTCGATTCCGTACTTGTAAGTCTTATGCATAAAACCATTTTCGCTAGTAGCTTCAAGCGCGCCAAATCTTGGGGCCTGTCTATTTTGCTGAATAAATGGCTTTAAGTTACCGCTCATCTCAACGATGTACCAGTCAGAACCAGTTAATCTACCAGACGTCATATACTTCGAAGCACCTTTTAAAGTGTTTGTAGAGTTAGAAAGTAACTCAGCTCCGAAAACTCTATCTAGTACACCCTCTAAGTCAGGTGAAGCTACGATCATAAGAGATAGCTCGCCCTCGTTAAATGGTTCACCTTGATCGTCAACAAACTTTCTCATCTTACCACGAGCTAGCTCGAAGTCAGCCGAAAGCTCAGCCGCTGTAGGTACAGTACCTGCTTTAGTACCAGAATGTAAGTTAGACTGTGCTGCACTATCTGCAGTATACTTGTGAGATGCTGAGTAGAATGCTACCCCGTCAAAACATAAGTCAGTTTCACCTGATACTAGTAGCTCAAAAAATTTCTTTCTTGGGTGAGTCTTAGCTCTTCTAGCTAGATCTTGAATACGTACCTTGATCGCTCCGTACTGGTCGTCTTCGATATCGTCTCTATCTACTTGTAGAGTCGACTCGTAAGCGATGTTAGGAATAGAGTAATCAAAGTCTAGAATACCGCTAAGCTTTCTAGAATCTTTCCACTCTCTTAGTTGTGGTACAGAACCTAACCAACCGTACTTTTCCGACCCTGAAGTCGAAGCCGTCTGCATAATCATAGGCATTACGTCTGCAGGATTTTCGCCATTATCAAATGACTTCATAAACTCAGTACGTAATGCTTTTTCTAAAACAATACTATTTTTAATTTGTCCCATTTTTAACCTCGTTGTTGTTCTTTAATTAAACTTCAATGTCTACGAATACAGATGTAGCTGATACTACTTGAGCAATCTTACCTACAGCTACCTCATCGCCTACAGCTTGAGTTAGTGATACAGTTTGATCGTCAGTAGCGTATACTACTTTTCCGATATCAGCTTGAGTAAAACCAGAACCTGCGAGTTCAAAAAGACCCTCACGTAAAAGTTTACAATCGATATCGCCTGCAGCGCCATTAGAGTTGTCAGCTTTTTCGTATGCCATACCTGCCATAGTAGCACCTGCTAAACTAGCGGCCGGAGCTAAAAAACCTGAAGCGTTACCCATAACGATAGCGCCTTTAAAAATTGTAGACGAACCCGCTACTGGGTTTTCAATTAGACGTCTATGCTTTTCAGATACTTCTTTATTATCAGTTAATGCAACCATTTAAACCTCGATTTTGTTACAGATTGTACTTAGCGTAGTCTTCTTTAGTAATACCTAAAGCTTTACACGCCTTGTCATCTTGTTCGGATAATTCAATTACTGGGTTGTTTCCGTCCTTACCGTTAGGCTCGTTAGTCATAGTTTCAGCTAGTGCTAGAACTTCGTACGGATCTTTTCCCTTATTAAGAGCAGTAAGTTGAGCTTTATTAATTTTACCTTCAGTAAATAATTTCTCATTCTTAGATTCTAATTCAGCTTTTTCTTTAGCCTCTTTAAGATCTTTTAACTCTGTAGAAAGTTTAGTAATCTCTTCTTTCTGACCACCAATTAACTTCTTAGCTTTCTCTTCAGAAAGTTTAAATTCGCTAATTGTTTTTTCAAGGTCAGACGTAATAGCTTTATGCTCATTAAGCGCTATAGTTTCCATTTTTACCTCGTCTTTTTTGTTAATATTTTCTTTAAAAGTTACGATCGCGTCCATTTTTAGAAACGGTCGATTTACTAAACCACCACCCAGCATAGTAGGGCCATGACTGACGCCTGTATGAGGGTGTACATAATTCAGTGTAAACTCAGGGCTAAAATACCTAAAATCGCGGTCGCTCAAACATTGAGCCCCTTTAGGTGTCCATTTAACCTCGCCGAAAAGTGTAGTACCATCCATAGATACAAATACAGATTTAATCCAACCCGCAGCCCCGCGTTGTTCGTGATCATAATCTATCATTAAATCTACACCGACTACACCCTCACTAAAATTACGTGCGAATGATTCAAGCATTTCTTTATTTATTTCTACTTTTCCATAATTAACATGCGTACCATTTACGACTTTAGCTAATTCGATAATATGCGGTAAGCTACCGTTTAGCTTTATCGTATCGTCATTTCTTAACGATAGGAATACATCGGTCGGACCGCCCTCTACAGCATCTTGCTTTAAGATACCTACTACAGCGTCTAAGCCTGTACCAATGTTAATAGTTTTTAGAGTCCCATCTACAAACCCTGAAGCATCTAATTGAGGTATTACCCAAGACTGTTCTGCATCCTCGACGATCTCTACTACGAAACCATGCTCTCTAGCATATAGTCTTGCATCCTCTTCAGACGGGTATATCTCTTTAGATAAAATAAGCGATTGAATAACCGCGCTTTTCTCTATGTCGTTATCTATTAAAAGCTGCTCGACCTCGTCGATGCTTTCAAAATATTTCTTGTCCATAAGAACATTTTTAATTAAATCCATTTAGTGCCCTTTACATTTATTTTCGAATACATTTAACAATTTATCAATCTTTTCTTTCTCACTTAATGTAATACTCTTTCGGTCAGTCTCAGTTATCGGCGGTAAAGGGTCGATCTCTGGTTTAGTTTTTGCCGTTTGAAGTACTACACCTAAATAAGATTTACAATTATGGTGAAGTGGTGGGCTATACTGTAAAAATTCAGTATCATTCTTAGCGAATACACTACCTGCTAATTTCATACATATAGCTGACTTAGGATCACTATTGATAAACTTAAATGCATATATCTCTTCTAAGACCTCGTCGTCGAAAAAGAACTCATTTCTTGTCTGATTTACTAGAGTACTCGCTACATTTGTTGAGGCCGTATTAACTGCAGGGCTATTCACATAGTCAGTCGCGGCGTTAGTTAAATCTTTTTCTATAGTAGCCGCACTATCTGTAGTCTGCTCAGTCTGCATAAACGTAAACGCTACTCTATCCTCTAGCTCACTTGCTTGACGCTCTACTATCCTATCGGCCTGTAAAGTAATAAGCTTTCTCACATGAGCAGGTAGATTAGAAAATTCACTATCAGCAAACTTGATAGTTCCGTAACCGTCTAGTAGCTTAAAGAACTCTTCATTGTTTTTTAACTTTACGTCAGACGCTTCAGGTACTTCGCTAGTCGCTTGATCTAGCGCCTTATTCGACGTCGTCGTTAACGTACCCTTAAGCTGTCTTTTGTATTTCGCAGTACCGCCTAGCTTGATATTATCAATAGCTCTAAGCTTACCACTATCAGGTAACTGCTTATACTTTCTCATTACGTCAGCTACTAATTTCTCACCGATAAATTGTAGGTTAGTTTTCATAACCTCGTTGATTTGTTTAGACTCTTGATCTATTAAACCTTTCGGAGTTTTAGCTTCAGCTAACTTTACCGTCTCGGATAGAGTAATATCGTCTTCGGCCGGTTCGTCTTGATTATCTGCGACTTGTTCGTCTGGCACTTCGTTACTATCAGGGTTATCATTAGCAGGATCACTATTCTCATTGTCTTGACTCTCTTGATTATCTAGCATTGAGCCCTCAGCTTTTTTAGGTAGTCCATGTACCTTACGTACATAGTCTTCAAGCTGCTCGTCTTTAGTTACTACACCTGCATTAGTGTAGCCTGTAACGATGTCCATAAACTCTTTACCTACTTTATCTGTAATGCCAGTAAAAGTAATCTCTGGCATAACCTCGATTGTATCGCCGTAATTAAGCTTCATAAGGTTAGGTATTAGTCTTGTATTAATCGTATTCGCTATGGCCTTAGCGAAAGACGCTATTACCTGAGCGAAAAATCTTTCTAGGTTTTCACCTAAAGCATAAGCGCCACCATTACCACCTGTACCAAGCTCTAAGAAAGTAGCTAGAATAGCTCCGGCCATTTTCTCGTCTTCACGCTTTATAGAGTCTTCAAGCTTCATAGGATCGAAGCCGCTATTTTGATGTAGGTCTAAGTCCCAACCCTCAGGGTAAGTTAAGTATGAATTTTCAGCGCTTGTAAAAGAACTTAATATACTTGTTGCTGATTTGTACTCGTCGTCTTTAGTACTTATATTTTGAGGTACTTGTAATGTCGGTGTAGGAATAGCTGAGCGCTCAATACCGATCATTTTTAAAGTCTCGATAAGTAGCTTTCTTTTATACGGACCGTATAAAGGTCTTAGTAGTGGAAAACCGTTATCGTCACCCTCACGCTCATTAAAAAACATAAGTAACGTATCAGTCTTTAGCCATACGTCGACTTCGGCGTCGCCTGACTGCTCTTGATGTACCTCAGTTAAATGTGAAGTCTTAGGATCTACTCGCCACTCAGTAATAGTAGTCTGATTTCTAAAAGCTAAATTAGCTAAGCCTGTGTAAGTTCCGAAATCGTTTGATATTTTATTCTCGTGTATAACTTCGAAAATAGAAAAACCATGGGCCAAGAAAGTTAAGATCTCACCTAACTTATGGTCGTAATCTAAGTCAGTGAAAAAGATACGCTCCATTAAAGCCGCGGCTTGTACGTCTTGATCCTCATCACTCGCAGCCTCAAACGACCATGTAGCCGCTTTGATAGGGCTGGTAATCGCTGCTAGTACTTTTCTTACCTGAGGGTCACTACGACGCATTCTATTATAAATTGTATGAGACTCAACGCCGCTAAGCTCATTGAGGTATTCGTTTTGATACACTAACGAACTAATCGCCGTACCAGAGTTACCTTTTTCTTTTGTATTGAATGTTAATTCAGACATTAGCTACCCTATTTAATATTGATTTACTTTTATTCGTTTTTCTATTCTCTTAATAGTATCACTTGACTTTTCTTTTTTGTTAAGTGTTTTTCCACCTGACATGCCAGAGAAAAATCCTACAGTGCTTTTTCTATGACGCCCTAAGTTAGCTAAGGCTAAACTATCTGAGCTATCGGGCGAATTGTTACCTGTTCTTTTTTTATAATCGTCTTTACTTTCAATAATCATCTTACCTTTACTGTTATAAGTAAATTCAATAGTGGGTAACTCTTCTAAATATTCTGAATCATCAAATAAATCTAATTCGTTTTTTATATCTTGACTAAGTAAATCAAACATTCTCGCTTTAAGATTGAAGTATCTACGTTTGATTTCTTCGGCGGCGTCTTTTTTATCTGTAGTCATATCCGGCGCTTGTCCGAAATGAATTTCAATAACCTCGACGGATCTATCTCGACGATATTTTTCTTCTAATAAGTCATATACTCCGGCACC